GATGGTTTGGGATGACGATTTGCTTTTTGTGCTTCTAGCATTTTTGCTTTGTGTGCATCGGTAAATTTTCTTCCCAGTTTCGCCAAGGACATTTTATGCTTGGTTTCATCACTTAACTTTTTACCTAGGTTTGAGCCCGGTTGTTGTTTCATGATTAAACTTTTATACTTTTTAGCTATTTCATAGAATCGGGAAGTTGGGCGATAACGATGCATAGAATCTGTTTTGCGAGTCAGCATGCAATGAAATGCAAATTTCATTTTGATGTTATCTTGGCCCGATGTGAACTTTGTTAGCAATAAATGGCAGATAAAATGTTCTTTGGCTGTCAATAAAACCAAATTTTCTTTGTCTTTTGCCTTTGAGGGATCAATTGATTTTGGGATCACATGATGTTGTTCGGTATAAACAGAAGCAGACCTTCTAGTCCAGTTTCTGTTTTTTGCGGAATCAATGATATTAAAATACCACTTATGATATTTGTTTGTTATGAACACGATTTCTCTCTCCATAAATAAGTACGAGGACAGTCCAGAATCTCTCCTGGATTGGGTAAAAGCGGCAACTTTTACCCTTACTCACTTATTTATACAAATCAAGTTTTCTATAAATAAGAGGATACCACACAAGTGGTTAAAGCCCGAGACTGTTGACGCGTTGCAACTGATTCAAGAATACTATGGTTATAGCATTGAAAAAGCTCGCCAGGTTCTGCCCCTGTTCAGTGACGCCCAGCTGCTCGTCTTAAAAGAAAAATTGAACAAAGGCGGCATTAAATGACTCAAGATTTTTTCAATCTGGATCTGCCCTTTGAGTACAGTCCCCTGGAAGTGCGACTGGCCAACCCTGATGATTTTTTGAAGGTTCGAGAGACCCTGACCCGCATCGGAGTGGCCAGCCGCAGAGACAGAACTCTGTTTCAAAGCTGTCACATCCTACACAAGCAGGGCCATTACTTCATCGTTCACTTCAAAGAGCTGTTTGCCTTGGATGGCAAGCAGGCAGATCTGAGTCGCAACGATATTCAAAGACGCAACAGCATAGCCAAACTTTTGTCGGACTGGGGACTGGTAACCATACTCAATGCCGATAAATACACTGACCAGGCGCCCCTGAGCCAGATCAAAATTCTCAACTACGATGAGAAGGCCGAGTGGAACCTGCAGGCTAAATACAACATTGGAAAGAAACGTGGACTAAAGGATCAAGCATGAATGAAATTACATTAAAATTGAGCGTCAATGAAGTCAATGCCATCTTGCTGGCGCTGGCTAAACAACCCTATCAAAGTGTGGCTGGTCTGATCGAGGATATCCGAGAGCAGGCTCTGCCACAGGTCCCCGAAGAAGAACGCAACGACAACAAGCGCACCAAGCTGGTCAACGATCTGGCCAAGCTGGTGGAAGCCGAAGACGTGGGCAACATGCCCATGCCTGGCAAATAAGTTTCCTCGGGATGGGAACGTCAAAGGTGGAGCCTGGTCCTACCGCGACGTAATACTCCAGGAGACTCCTGGGAGCATGAGGATAAACCGCTCCACAGAATCCACCTTAGGATCCGTTTGATGCTACGGTTCAAGGCGTCCGCGAGATTTCACTGCCTGGCGTACTAGGCCCCGTATAAAGTAAGCGGGATGTTGTGCCTTAGGGGCAACATATTTTTCAACTCGCTTAACAAGGAGAAAACCATGACCAAGTTCACCTACAATCAATTACTGAATCCAGAACACGCCTTCAAAGACATCGACAGGTTCTTTGTTGGTTTTGAGGATCAGTTCAATCGTCTGGCCAAGCTGCACGACGATGTCACCAAAAATATCCCCAGCTATCCTCCCTACAACATCAAGAAAACCGGTGACAACACCTATGTGATTGAACTGGCAGTTGCTGGTTTCGCTCGCCAGGACATTGAGATTGAGTTTGCCGACGACAAGCTGATCGTGCGGGGCAACACCAAAGATGATGAGGGTAACTATCTGTTCAAGGGCATCGCCAATCGGGCATTTACCCGTACCTTTGCCATCAATGAGCAGATCGAAATCAAAGATGCGTCGATCTTCAATGGCATGCTGCAGATTGCTCTGGAGCGCATCATTCCAGAACACAAGAAGCCCAAGAAGATCGAAGTAAAAGAAAAGAGTCAGCGTCAATTTTTGACTGAAGACGACAAAGACGAAATCGCGTCTAAATTCTAAACACAGGGGACTCCGGTCCCCTTCTTGGAGATATCATGAATATTAAACTAGTACGCCTGGTCACGGGCGAAGACGTTCTGACTGAATACGCTGACACCGGTGATGTTGTAAAGTTCATCAACCCTCTGATTGTCTACATTCGCCCCACGGAAACCGGCGTGCCACAGGTTGGCATGAGCCAGTGGGTGCCCTACTCAGCATCCAAAGAATTCGACATTCCCAAAGACCGCATTGTGTTCGTCACCGAGCCGGCCGACGACATTCGCAGCAACTATGATCGTGTGTTTGGGGCTGGCATCATTGTGCCGCCAACCACCATTGCCACAGCATAAAAAATATTTTAAATTTTTTTCAAAAAATCCGGTTTTTCTTGGAAAGATCGGATATATATGTAGTATAGAAAATTTTAAGGAACTGATTTCCATGTTGCACCTCACCCCCATGACCGCGAAGACAAGTACAGGCTGCTGGCAGCCAGTGTACCGCTTTGACGCGAATTCCGAGATCAGGGGTACGGTGTAGAACACAGAAGGTTCCAACTACACCGACCCCAGGATTCAAAACCCTGGGGTCTTTTTTTGCTTGACGGTTTGCTAGAAGGTGCTACAATAACAATCTTTGGAAGGTGATGCAGCGGGGATGGTCCTGCGACTGGCCTTGAAAACCAGGTTCTCGAAAGGGATGGGGTTCGACTCCTCCGCCTTCCGCCAGAATTTTACTTTGTTATCAATGGTTTAGCAGCGGTAAAAAAGTGCTTGACGGTTGAAACACAAGATGCTAGAATAGATGTTATGGTGACGGAAGCGAAGTGTCACCAGAAAGAAGTAAAAAGTTGCTTGACACGACGATCAGGCGATGCTAGAATAGCAGTATGGTAGTTTAGATCTTTAGACAATTTGAGATACGATACACCGTTAGACATCTGGTTGAGGTCACCACCCTTTCAAGGTGGCTAGGTTGGGTTCGAATCCCACACGGTGTACCATATTGAAGCACATTTTAAAATCCCGTAACTTATTCTACCGCATCCTAGGTAGGTTGAGAATAGGCAATCCAGTAGATGGAGTAAGATTCGCAAGAGTGGGATAGTCGGCGGTGAGACCCCGCAGAAAGTGTGCTTCAATATGGTAAAGACGTAATTAACCTTTATCATAATCGGAAGTCATGACTCCGATGACTCGTGGTAGTGTAATGGTAACACGCAGAGAGGCGTTGGTTCGATTCCAACCTTGGGTCTTAGGGCCCGAGTAGCTTAGCCAGGTAGAGCGCAGCGAGATGAGGGTTTCGAAATCCCTCCCACAATGGGTCGCTATATATAAACACATTATGACGAAGTTACGCCTAGTGGTTGCAAACACAAAGCTGATGCGTCTTAATAGGAATCGGACTCCTAGTAGTGTGTTTATATATAGAGAATATTGCTCTTGAAGCATTGATGGCGATGCACTGGTCTTGAAGCCTGAGAATACGGTTCGATTCCGCTAGTGTGTTTCAATATGGTAGTAGGAATCCCGGAGTCCCATCTCCGTTACAATGGGGGTAAATTGGCTTCACCTAAAAGCCAGGGCGCACACGATCAACTGCCTCAAGACCTGACTACATGGGTGACTTGAAAAATCGTGGGTTGAGGCTGCACCAGCCACAAGGATCGCAGACGGACAGAGCAACAGCTCAGTCAGGGGCTTGAGGGATCGAGTAGCCTGACATTTTACCCCCGTAGCTCAAAGGTAGAGCATCCGCTTGATAAGCGGGAGACAGAGGATCGTTACCTCTCGGGGGTACCAGTTTCGGGTGTCTAGTCCAGTAACGGTATCTGGGGCGGACTGTAAATTCGTTGCTTCGGCCTTCTCTGTTCGAATCGGAGGGCACCCACCAGAGCCTCGCCTTCGTCAACGGCGTATAATAGGACAAGTAGTTGACAACGTCTTGGCGGTCTTGGACGATAAACAAGACTGCATATTGAAACACACTTACACTGTGGCGCTTTGTCCTTCCCAGGTTCGAAACTGGATATCGCATAAACAGTTCAAGCCCCGGTCGCTCCGGTCTGCTGTGTACAAGAGAGAAGGTCGAGTGTGTTTCAATATGTACGGGTGGCCGAGTGATGAGGCGACAATCTGCAAAATTGTTCCAGGCAGGTTTGATTCCTGTCCCGTACTCCAGAATTAGGTATTGACGCAGTAAAGAATAGAATATATACTAGAGTTTTAGTTAATTGGAGGCATAGCTCCATTAGAATAAGCATCGTGAGATGCCCAAGGCGGTAGTGTCCTGCACACCCGCGCCAGCAATGGTTCATCTATGCAAGCCTGCTCACTGGGGTGACCCAGCGATCACTGATAAGACCGGTGGTTGTAACAATGAAGCTGGTGCAGTGGAAACAATGTCGGCTCAAGCGCCCGCAAGGGTAACGCAAGCAGACAGAGAGAAACGGGTGGTGCCGTCCTCACTGCAAAACCAACCAGTTAGTTGGTATGAGAAAGGGTAGTGTGCTTGTCCGAGATGTTGCAGTCAAGGGCTTGTGCGCAGTATCAACGGTTGGTGGCAGCGTTGTGAAACGTTGACACGGATCGTGAAGTACCACTGAGTAGTCGGCAGATGAAAGGTACGTGGTGTGTTGTATTGGGTATGTCAAAAGCGTATTCAGCAACTGGAGCAGCACATCATAGCAGGTTGCAATGTAGCTCATTGGTAGAGCGACTGAATTTTAATCAGACGGCAGAAGGTTCAACTCCTTCCATTCAAACAAAAACGCAAAGTCTGCTCCGGTTAGTAGTGAAAAGCATCTAACACTTGGGTCGAAAGATAACCAAGTTTGGTGAAGCTCGCAAGGTGACATCAATTTATACTAGATGATTCGTAGCCCGCAAGGCTTAATGGTCCGCAAGATCAACGGATACGAAGGTATAGAGTAACTACTAGCGTCAAGTCTACTGCCTGACTTTAAACGGCGATGCTGCAAGCAGACTAGGATACCTGCAAAGGGCCTAGTGGATGTCTGGAGAAGGTTGACTCGCAAGGTTGACTATAATGCCAGAGGTGCTTGTGGGCAAGGTGTAATCTCAGCCTGCCAAATTCTAAAGTACATTCTTTGAGGTCTTGGTCGTTACCAGCGTAGCAAAAACGGCGACAGAGTGTACTTCAGAATATTTTGGGCTGGTAGTGATAGAGGGCTACACGTCGCACTTGCAATGCGAAGATCGGGGATCGTTACCCCGCCGGTCCACCAAGATATGGTCCTAAAGTGTTCATGGACGCACGCTGGCCTGTCACGCCAGAAGAGTGGGGATCGTTACCCCCTAGGACCGCCAGTACTATTGCGGGAGAGAGAAACGGTTTACTCGTTGGTCTCATAAGCCAAAGACATCAGGTTCGACTCCTGTTTCCCGCAACCAGTTTTACGGAGAGTTGGCAGAGTGGTTATTGCAGCAGTTTGCTAAACTGTCGTCGAGAAATCGGCGCATAGGTTCGAATCCTATACTCTCCGCCAGGTTTTATTGACCGAAACGCACAACGGTGTGCGGCCGGACTGTTAATCCGTGTGAGTCAGGTTCGATCCCTGATCGGTCAGCCAGTTTTATGCGGGTGTTCTCCTGGGAGAGGACACAGCCTTCCAAGCTGTCGGAGAGGGTTCGAATCCCTTCACCCGCTCCAGTTTTACGGTCAGATATCTTAAGAGGAAGAGAGCATCCCTCATAAGGATGAGAGTAGAGCTTCGAGCGCTCTTCTGACCACCAAGCCCTTTTAGTTAAATGGTATAACAGTTGCCTTGTAAGCATCAGTCGTTGGTTCGATTCCATCAGGGGGCACCAGTTTTTTGCGTCGTTAGCTCAGCGGTAGAGCTGCGCCCTTACAAGGCGAAGGTCGGGAGTTCAATCCTCTCACGACGCACCAGTATTGCTCCTATAGTATAAAGGCATTACACTGCCTTGGTAAGGCTGAGACGCTGGATCGTTACCAGCTAGGAGCACCAAGGGCCAGAAGATTAAATCTGGTATAAGCAATCGGCTCATACCCGATCGACAGCGGGTTCGAAACCCTCCTGGCCCACCAGTATTACTCGGTGTAGTTTAATGGTAGAATTCGTGGTTTGGGACCATGAGATGGGAGTTCGATTCTCTCCACCGAGACCAAGATTTGCGGAAGTGACGGAATTGGTATACGTGTCAGTCTTAGAAACTGGATTCTGAGAGTTCGAGTCTCTCCTTCCGCACCAGTATTGCATCGCCTTAGCTCAATTGGATAGAGCAACGGTCTACGAAGCCGTAGGTTGGGGATTCGAGTTCCTCAGGCGATACCAGCATGGCCCCTGTAGCTCAGCGGCAGAGCAGCGGATTTATACCCCGTAGCGCCAGATAAGCGGCAGGTCGAAGGTTCGAATCCTTCCAGGGGCACCAATGGTGTCTGTAGTGTAAAGGTTTAGCACACTAGTCTGTGAAACTGGGAGAGTGGGGTCGATACCCATCAGACACCCCAAGCTGCATCCTAAGCTAACCTGGTGGAAGCGCGTGTCTGAAGAACACGAGGGCTTGGTTCGAAACCAAGAGGATGCACCAAATTGCTTGACAGCATCTGCCGAGGTGCTACAATATAGTTTTTAAAGGAGATCCTGCCATGGATAGTGACAAGAGTGGTAAACCCTTGGGGGTATAATTCAAAGGCTAGAATAGTCGGCTTTTAACCGATCTATCAGGGTTCGAGTCCCTGTGCCCCCACCATATAAAAGCACACTTATAGTACCCTGGTGGGTAAGTCGACCAGCTGTTCGATTCAGCAGAGTGTGTTTCTATATGGTAGACAGTTGGAGGTTCGCCAAGATGGTAAGGCATCGGATTTTGATTCCGACATGCACAGGTTCGAGTCCTGTACCTCCTGCCAAACAACACCGGTCCGTAACTCAGTGGACTAGAGTACCTGGCTTCGAACCAGGGAGTCGGGAGTTCGAATCTCTCCGGACCGGCCAAGATAAGGAGCAAGCATGAGCGATGGTGGCAAAGGCAGCAAACCTCGTCCGTTCAGCGTTGATGCTGACACGTATGACAGCAACTGGGATCGTATCTTCAAAAAGTCCAAAGATAAATCAGCAAGTGACTATCAAGACATCTTGAGCACCGAAGATTGCGTGCTGGGTGCTTTTGATAAATTAGATAAAGAAGGATCAAATCCGGCGTAGTATAATGGCAGTGCGGCGGTCTCCAAAACCGTTAGTGGGGGTTCGATTCCCTCCGCCGGAGCCAAGATTGGATATTATGTTTAAAGTGTATTGGAGCCAGGGCGATCGGAGCTTTGGCAAAGAATTTGAGTTGATGACAGAAGGATTGAACTACTGTCAACAGCTCAGAGAAGCTGGTAGACGATTTGTCACCATGAGCAGTGAATTGCCCGACAACATGACCAAGATGGGCGTGTCTGATGTGGGTCCAGACTATAATTGGAAGAAACGGAGATAGTGATGCGAAAACTCGACATTGATGCAGTTCGGCAATTCATCGACGCTCAGACGCCCGAGACCAAAATCTACATTGGTTGCGATAGCGAACGCATGATGATCAATGGCGAGTGGTTTGCCGACTATGCTCTGGTCATTGTTGTTCACATCAACGGCAACAACGGCTGCAAGATCTTCGGTGAAATTCAGCGAGAGCGAGACTACGAGTACAAGAAAGACCGTCCTCGTATGCGGCTCATGAACGAAGTCTACAAGCTGGCCGAGCTGTATCAGAAGCTGCACGATGTGCTGGAAGATCGGGATGTTGAAGTTCACCTGGACATCAACCCCAACGAAATGTATGGGTCTAGCTGTGTTATCAACGAAGCTGTTGGTTACATTCGCGGCATGTGCAATGTTGTGCCCATGGTTAAGCCCCGAGCATTTGCTGCCAGCTACGCAGCGGATCGTTTCAAGGAGCTACAGGTAGCTTGAAGGCGGCCATAGTTAAATGGTAGAACGGAACCTTGCCAAGGTTCGGATGCGAGTTCGATTCTCGCTGGCCGCTCCACATTTTAGGAATTGATATGCCTGCAGTATTTTTAGTTAGCGATACACATTTTGGTCATGCCGGAGTCTGCCGCTTCATGCGCAACGACGGTGTGACCAAGCTCCGTCCCTGGGATGATCCCGCCGAGATGGACGAGGAGATGGTCAGGCGCTGGAATGAAACTGTGCGCCCCAACGACAAAGTCTATCATCTGGGTGACGTGGTTATAAATAGAAAGGCGTTGCGGACTCTGAGTAGGCTCAACGGTGACAAGGTTCTGATCAAAGGTAACCATGACATCTTCAAGCCCGAGGAGTATGCTGAATACTTTCGCGATGTGCGAGCGTACCATGTCATGAACGGCATGATCCTGAGTCACATTCCAGTACATCCCGAAGCCCTGTATCGTTTTGGGACCAACATTCATGGCCACACTCATAGCAATCGGGTCATGACCGAGGTCTGGGGAGAGTATAAGATTGATCCTCGTTACCATTGCGTCTGCGTAGAACAGACCGACTTCCGTCCAATTCTTTTTGAAGATGTCATCAAGAGGATTGAAGCCGAAGGTGGTACCGTGGGTTTCAAAGATAGTCCGGCCACGCGAGCTGCTGATTAGCAGCAGCGCACCAGGTATAGCTGGAATTTACCAGTGAAGGATGCAGGACGCTGCATTCAATCTACGGGCATCTCGGGAGTGACAAGCTCCCAACTATTTTGCGGTTGTGGTGGAACAGGTATACACAGCAGACTTAAAATCTGCCGACGCAAGTCATGTCGGTTCGATGCCGGCCAGCCGCACCAATATCTGGCGTTCGTTCAATGGATAGGACAGCAGTCTTCTAAACTGCGAATAGAGGTTCGATTCCTCTACGCCGGGCCATCAAACACCGTTGCCTAAATTCTCCAGCATGAGCTTGATCTGATGACCAGCTCCCAGAATGCAGGCAACTTCACCGTTATGCTGCACCATGGTCCAGGTGTCTTTCTTGACGTTCATCATCAACACATACTGTGTATCCGATTTAACATCCTTGCTGACCAACACCGGCTTCTCATCGTATTTTTCCTGAATTACCTTGAACACTTCATCCATTTCCGCGCACACCAGAGGTTTCTGCGATTGAAATGGTTGAGCCAGGCTCAGCGACGACACCAACAGTAGACCAATTAACAGGTATTTCATGACAATCTCCTAGGTTATTGGCTATTTATATTGACCCAGATTTGCAGTTGCCTTATACTAGTATTCAGTTATCAAGGAGCTCTATGAATTTCTATACCAATGTTACTCAGCTCGGCAACGCCATACTGGTGCGGGGCATCGAAAACGGTCGTCGTTTCAATCGCCGAGTCACAGATTTCCGTCCCAAGCTGTTTGTTCCCGGCAACAAGGCCACCGAGTATCGCAACCTGTTTGGCGAGCCTCTGGAGGTCATTGAGTTCGGCGACGTGGCTGACGCTCGAGAGTTCATCAAGAACTACGACACGGTCAGCAACATGAAGATTCATGGCAACACCAACTGGCCATATCAGTATATTACTGAGACATACACCGGCCAGATCGACTTTGACATGAGCAAGATCAAGATCTGCAGCCTGGATATTGAGACTGAGACTGAATCAGGCTTCCCCAATGTTGATGCTGCCAACGAACGCATCCTGCTGATCAGCGTGGAGGACTACAACACCAAGCAGATGCGCACCTACGGCTGGCAGCCTCTGGGCAAGAAGCTGGATACTGAGTACGTTCAGCTGGCCGACGAGCGTGAAATGCTGATCAAGTTCATTCACGATTGGGAGCATGACTGTCCAGATGTTCTGACTGGCTGGAACACCAACCTGTTCGACGTTCCCTATCTGGTGCACAGAATCCGCCGAGTCCTGGGCGAGGAAGCCGTCAAGCGACTCAGCCCCTGGAAGAATGTCCGGGCTCGAGAGATCAAGATGATGGACAAGACGCTGGTGGCCTATGAGATTGCCGGCGTTAACCATCTGGACTATCTGGACCTGTATAAAAAGTTTACCTACAGCACACCCGAGAGCTACAAGCTGGACTACATCTGTAAAATTGAGTTGGGTGTTGGTAAGCTGGAGAATCCCTACAATACCTTCAAAGAGTTCTATGGCAAAGCCTGGGACACCTTTGTGGAATACAACGTCATCGACGTTCAGCGAGTCAATCAGCTGGAAGAAAAGCTTAAGCTCATTGAGCTGGCCTTGACCATGGCCTATGATGCCAAGTGTAATTTTGCTGATGTGTACAGTGCGGTCCGAAGCTGGGATTGTGTGTTGTATAATCATCTCTGGGATCAGAACATTGTAGTGCATCCTCGGGACAACAGCCGACCCGATCGCAGCATTGTGGGCGCCTTTGTGCAGGACCCTGTGCCAGGACAGTATGACTGGGTGGTGAGCTTTGATGCCACGTCGCTGTATCCGAGCATCATCATGCAATACAACATGAGTCCAGAGACGCTGATGTACGAGTTCAACGACATCGCCGAGCCCATAGGCCTGTCCGATGTCATGTCAGAAAAGGTTGATAAGCTCTTGGCAAAGCAGATCAACATTGAACACTGCATGGCTGCCAATGGATTCTACTATCGTAAAGACAAGCGAGGACTGTTTCCAGAGATTGTTGCCAAGCTGTTCAAGGATCGACAGGACTATAAAAAGAAGATGATCCAGGCACAGAAGGACTACGAAGCCACTAAAGATCCGCGCTATCAGAACGACATCAGCAAGTACAATAACTTCCAGATGGCCAGAAAGATTCAGCTCAACAGCTTGTATGGTGCCTGGGCCAACTATTACTTCCGCTACTTTGATGACCGCATCGCTGAAGGCATTACGCTTACTGGTCAGTACATCATCCGCACAGTTGGCAATGCCTTGAACAAGTACCTGAATGAGATTTGTGGAACCAAGGATGTGTTGTACAGTTTCTACTCCGATACTGACTCTTGTTACATCACTCTGGACCCCTTGGTGAAGAAATTCTTTGCCAACAAGACAGATGAACAGATTTCCTTGTTGTTGGACAAGATCTGTGAAGACAAGATTGCTCCAGCCATCAATCGAGCGTGCGCTGAGCTGGCCGGTTACACCAATGCCTACGATGAGAAGATTGTATTTAAGCGAGAGGCCATTGCTCGTCGAGGCATCTGGGTAGCCAAGAAGCGATATGCACTAAACGTGCTGAACAATGAAGGAGTGCAGTATGCTGAACCAAAACTTAAAGTTATGGGACTGGAGATCGTCAGGTCTTCGAGTCCAGAGGTATGTCGCTCGTTACTTAAAGAGGCGGTCAAGATTGCGATTACGCAGGATGAGCAAACGCTTCAGGCGTACATTGTCGAACAGAAGGATAGATATACACAGCTATCGGCTGGAGAAATTGCGTTCCCGCGTGGGGTGAACAATTTGGCCAAGTATACCAGTCACAGTTCGATCTATGCCAAAGGCACGCCCATGCACGTCCGAGGCGCTCTGCTCTACAATCATCACGTTCGAGCTCGTGGTCTGGCAGACCGATATCAAGAGATCCAGGAAGGCGACAAGATCAAATTCCTATATCTTACCGAGCCCAACCCCATCAGAGAGAACTGCATTGCCTTCATCGGTGACCTGCCGGCGGAACTGCAATTGACGAAATATGTAGACTATGAAGTTATGTGGCAAAAATCGTTCATCGAGCCCCTGAATGGTATCGTGGAGAGCTTAGGTTGGACTACTGATCCACAGGCTAGTTTGGAGAGTCTTTTCGCTTAGTGTTAGCCCATCTGGCTTTAGCTGCGGCGGACATAGCGGCGCGATGTTCTGGTGTTAGTGTTTTGCCTTTTCTTGGAGATGGTCGCCCTTTATTCGCCAAACTAACTTTTAACTTAGATTCATCAGAAAATGGTCTTTTGCGCGACGCTTCTGCTAATTTAGCTCGATGCTCGGCAGATTTGATTGGTCCAGGTTTGCCCTTTTTCGCAAGTGACATTTTACGTTTAGATTCATCAGTATGTTTATTGAGAATAAAGGGAGTTTTATCATAAAAACATGATCGGTTTAAACACAATGGGTCCTTGCCGATATATTCATTGATGAGTTCTTGTTCAAAATGATACGCGGATTCCTTGGTAAAGAATTCGGCAATCACATAACCAGAAAAATTGGAGATATCGTTTTTGATATACGGAGCTGAAGTTTTATATACTTTTAAAAAATCATCTTCCGCGGGTAGTTTGTTGGCCCAGCGCGAACCAATATAGAATTCGCCAGTTTCGTTATGGGTTACAATGTAGACGTAAGGATAAATATTCATGCTGATGGTCTCCTATTTAGACATTAGAGCGGGTGGAAGCGCCAACTTCGCGACCTGCACCTATATTTATATAATTTGACCTTTTGATCATGAACTGTCCGCACTGCAAATTACCGATACCCTCGGGCGATCCCAAACTAATCCTAAAACACGTCATGGAATGTACTGGCTGGAGTATTGACGTCGCTAAACAACGCCTATACAATATTGGAATACTTTCGAGTGATGAGATCAAAGATATACATTAAATTTTCTTAAGGAGAAGTTATGCAAGTTAATCATTTTACTGTTAGTCTGGTCAAGAGCGTGGTGCGCATTGGCGCAGGCGCAGCTCTGATTCTGACCGGCGAGTCCTGGCTAATGACAGCCGGCGTACTAATTGTTGGTGCAGAGATCCTGGGCATCATCGAGGAGGTTGTATGAGCCTGTTGAACAAACTGCAGAAGAACTCCACCATCAAGGATACTGCCATACTCAATGAGAGCAAGTTCTTCAATGCCAAGGATCTGATTCAGACGCCAGTGCCCATGATCAACGTGGCCCTGAGCGGTAAGCTAGATGGTGGTCTGGCACCCGGTCTCACAGTATTTGCCGGTCCCAGCAAGCATTTTAAAACGGCCTTTGCACTCATGCTGGCCAAAAGTTACATGGACAAATATGAAGATGCTGTTGTGCTTTTTTATGATAGCGAGTTTGGTAGTCCTCAGTCTTATTTTGATAGCTTCGGAATTGACACCAGCCGAGTACTTCATACTCCCATCACCGACATTGAGCAACTGAAGCATGACAGCATGCAGCAGCTCAACAACATTGAGCGCGGCGAGCATGTCATGATCATCGTGGACTCAGTGGGCAACCTGGCAAGCAAGAAAGAAGTTGAAGATGCTCTGGAAGGCAAGTCGGTGGCTGACATGACCCGAGCCAAGCAGCTCAAGAGTCTGTTCCGCATGGTGACACCACATCTAACCATCAAAGACATCCCCATGATTGTGGTTAACCACACCTACAAAGAACAGGGCATGTTCCCCAAGGATGTTGTGTCGGGTGGTACAGGCATCTACTATAGTGCGGACAATATTTTCATCATTGGTCGTCAGCAGGAAAAAGACGGACAAGAACTGGTGGGCTACAATTTCATCATCAACGTGGAGAAGAGTCGTTATGTCCGAGAGAAAAGTCGCATTCCTGTTGAAGTCACCTTCGAAGGCGGTATCAGCAAATGGAGTGGATTACTGGAAGTTGCCCAGGCTGGCGGCTTTGTTGTCAAACCCAGCAATGGCTGGTACAGCATCAATGGAGAAGAAAAGAAGTATCGCCTCAAAGATACCTACACCAAAGAATTTTGGTTACCCGTTCTAGCCAACAAGGAGTTCCGTGAATACATTGAGACAAGCTATCGAGTCAGCAATTCAAGCCTGGCGCAGGATCTGGGCGACGACGACATCGAAGACCAGTACGACGCAGCCAGCGAGTGAGTGGCTGGCGCATCCCAGCGACGCCGACGACGATACCTATAACTTTGAAATCACTGCCGGCGATTATGCCGGTGTGTGGTTTCGTTATGGTCGCCTGCACCTGCTGCCCGATGAGACTGGTCATCTGAGATTTGATTTTGACTATGAGATCCTGGACACCGGTGATTACTTCATGGAGCAATTGACCACACCACACTTTAAACTTAGACTACTACAAATATTGCAGGAATACCTGGGAGTAGAATTTGGATCGAATTGAAACAACAATTTTGCGTAACCTGATGCATGATGAAAATTATCTGCGTCGGGTTATGCCTTTTATGAAAGCCGAATACTTTGCGGACGCTGCTGACCTGGCTGTGTTCCGTTGTATTCAGCAGTTTGTGGAGGACTTCAACGCCTGTCCCACCACCGAGGCACTGGCCATTGCCCTGCAAAGAACTTCGCTCAACGAAGAATCCTTCAAGCAGGCGCATGAGCTGCTGCAGGAACTGGGACCCGAGCCGGCCAATGCTGACTGGTTAACCAAGGAGACTGAAAAGTGGTGCAAGGATCGAGCCATCTACAACGCCATAGTCAAGAGCATTGAGATCATCGATGGTCGGGACAAACTGATGACACCCGATGCCCTGCCCAGCCTGTTGCAGGATGCCTTGAGTGTGGCTTTTGATAACAGTGTGGGCCATGACTATCTGGCCGATGCTGCAGAACGATTTGAGTTCTATCACAAGATTGAACATCGAGTTCCCTTTGACCTGGAACTGTTCAACAAGATTACCGGCGGAGGCTTGCCCAACAAGACACTGAATGTGGCTCTGGCTGGCACTGGCGTTGGCAAGAGCTTGTTCATGTGTCATGTGGCGGCCAGCTGTCTGGCTCTGGGCAAGAATGTGCTGTACATTACCCTGGAGATGGCCGAAGAACGCATCGCCGAGCGTATTGATGCCAACATGATGAACATCACCATGGACGATCTGCACAGCATTGGCAAGCAGATGTTTGAGAATCGCATCGACAAGATCAAGAACAAAACCGAGGGCCGACTCATCATCAAGGAGTATCCCACTGCCAGCGCGCACAGCGGACACTTCAAGACACTGTTGAACGAGCTCAGACTCAAGCAGAAGTTCCATCCTGACATCATCATGATCGACTATCTGAACATCTGCGCCAGCAGCCGATTCAAGAATGCTCAGGCGGCCAACAGCTACATGTACATCAAGAGCATTGCCGAAGAGCTCAGAGGCCTGGCTGTGGAGAACGATGTGCCTATCCTGACGGCTACTCAGACAACCCGCGGCGGCTATGGCAACACCGATGTTGACCTGACCGACACTTCGGAGAGCTTTGGTTTGCCGGCAACTGCAGACTTCATGTTTGCGCTGATCAGCACCGAGGAACTGGAAGAACTCAACCAGCTCATGGTGAAACAGTTAAAGAATCGGTATAATGATCCCACCAGCAATCGAAAGTTTGTGATTGGCATTGATCGAGCAAAAATGAAGCTCTACGATGTCGAGGACCGAGCGCAGCGAGATATTGTGGACAGCGGGCAAGAAGATTCGGACTTCAAGCCAGTGAATCGTAAACTTCAGCGAGACTTCAGCGGCATCAAGATATAAATATTGCAGAGGAGGTCATCATGTATCTAGCTCCAGAAATCAATAAAAAGATTCAAGCCATAAAATTTGATGAGTTGGCCAGACATGATGTCATTCAAAGAAAGTTGCAGCGAGCTCTCAGCACCTGGGGAGTCAGGGTCAAAATACAGCTGGACCCTGAATTCCAGGTCGAGGACTTTGCCTGCAGCGGCAGCTTTGATTCCGAGCGCACCAAGAAGCCCATAGAGATTGTGCTGCACTTCTGCCCGCATCTGGACGACTTCTACTTTTCTGCCAAGAACAGAAAAAACTTTGATTTCATGGTGAGCCAGGTAGTGCAGCACGAACTCATACATCAATATCAGTATAGCCGCCGACCCGACGACGCCAAGGAACAGAGTCTGTACTACGACGTCAAGGCTGGACGGCGGGGCAACAAAGAGCACATGGACTACCTGGCCGAGCTGGACGAAATCGACTGCTATGCCCATGACATTGCTCTGGAAATACGTCACTACTATCCCCGAACCGATGCCTTCAAGGTGCTGGGCGACATCAATCGCCGCCGCAAGATTTGGAGCTGGCGGTACTATCGAGATACATTTCGTCACAGCCCAGACTGGAGCGATGTTCGCAACCGTCTGCTCAAGAAGGTTTATCTGTGGCTTCAATACGTGTAAGGATTTATCATGACTGACCCAATTTTCTCCCTCTGGGACATCATCTCCATCATTGGTTACCCTGTAATCGGCTGGCTGGCCTGGAAGGGCGGACAGCGCGACGGGGTGTCCAGCACCATACAAGCCCTGCAGGCCACGGGCCATTTATCCAAGGACTTCGGCGACGACCTCAACGACGACGAAGAATAGTACTTGTAAATCAATGACTTAGCTACAGGCGAATTCGGGCTTGACAAACCGGTGACTTGGCTTTATACTGGCGGTACATTGATGAT